CCGTGACATGGCTGAAGAAATAATCAATAAAGGTCTTAACAATTGCCAAGAGTTTTGGGGTACTGAAGTCAGTCTATACTTTCCTGAAGTTTATGCAGGAACCACCGACCTCGTGGGTGTGCATGACAGTTCAGATGCTATCATGGATCATAAGCAGACAAATAAGCCTAAAAAGCGTGAGTGGATTGATGACTATTTCTTACAATTAGCAGCCTATGCTAATGCTCATAATGAGATTTACGGAACAAAGATACGTAAAGGTGTCATTTTTATGTGTAGTGCTGATAAGAAATATCAAGAGTTTTTGATTGAAGGAGTAGAGTTTGACCGTTATTCTGATCTATGGTTCAAACGTTTAGAACAGTATTACTCCACATTTCTATAGGGGTAATTTAGTATAAATAGTTGTAATACCGGTATATTATAACTATGTCTATAATTCAGATTTCCAAAATTTTACAGAGATCAGGTGATTTAGTTGATCTCCCACAATTAGATCAAGCAGAATTTGGTTTTGCCAGCGATGCAAGTCGTCTTTTTATAGGTAAAACAACAGGCATTCCTGAGAATGTTGAAATCTTAACAGCATATTCTAATATTTCTTTTAGCCAGATAGACGGCGGCTACGGTAATTTAGATATAAGCAGTAGTGTTGCCGACGGAGAATTATTAGTATTTGACGGGGATAATTGGGTAAATCGCGGCGGCGCCGCTGGCGGTTTAATCACATTAGGTGATGTAAGCAACGTCAGAATTGATGGCGGTACCATTGGTTATGTCTTGACTACAGATGGAACTGGTAACTTAAACTGGAGTCCTAATGGCGTAGTTATAGGTAACATTCAAAATGTGACACAGGCTAATCCTGGTGTAGTTACAACAACTGAACCATTTTACCTTCCTAATAGTTCATCAGTAACTATTACAGGTGTTGTCGGCATGACACAACTGAATAGTAATTCTTACTATATAGGCAATGTTACATCAACTACTTTTAGATTATACTCTGATATAAATTTAACTATTCCAGTAAACACAAGTAGTTTCTCAGCATATGTTTCTGGTGGTAAATTTGTTTGCGCTCCAGCCGGTAGCGAAGGTTCAGCAAATGCTGCAGGGGTCACCACTAGTGTTCAATTTAACACAAACAATTTGTTAGATGCCAGTGCAAATTTCACATTCAACAAAACTACAAATAATCTTACAATAGATCCTGGTAATGTAATTATAGGTAATAATTTAACAGTATCTGGCAATGCGAATATCTCAAACTTAGTTGTATCTACTAAAGCAAACTTAGGTGCTGTAGGAAATGTTACTATCACAGGTGGCACAAGCGGACAAGTCTTGACCACTTATGGAAACGGCACAGTATATTGGGGTGCAGGAGGAGGAGTAAGTGGTGGTGGCTATTACCTACATACTCAATCGTCAGCAAGTACAACCTGGGTTATAAATCATAATTTAAACACACTTTATGTAAACGTCAACCCAGTTGATACTAGTGGTAATTCCTATTATGGACGTTATGATTTTCCTTCGGTGACATATACTAATGCTAATAGTTTGACATTGACTTGGAGTAGTGCGATAGCAGGAAATTGCTCTGTGATCGCAGGCGGCGTGAATGGTAATGGTAGCCCCGGTGGTGCCAACACTTATGTACAATTCAATGATGGTGGTTCAGTATTCGGCGGTGATGCTAACCTAACATTCAATAAAACTACAGGTGTTTTAAATGCCGTAATGACGACTCTAACTACAGGCGCAGTTGGCACAGCAGGAACTATGACAGGCAATTGGTCTTTATCTGTTGGTTCTAAATTACAATCTACATATGCTGACTTAGCTGAATATTATGCTGCTGATAAAATGTACACACCGGGAACTGTTTTACAATTTGGCGGTGATAAGGAAGTTACTATTGCAAAAGAAGAAACTAATAAAATTGCAGGAGTAGTATCTAGTGATCCTGCTTATGTGATGAATGGAGATATACAAGCACAACATCCGGTCATCGTTGCTTTAATAGGACGAGTTAAAGTAAAGGTAATAGGAACAGTGCTTAAAGGTGACATGCTAATAAGTGCAGGTAACGGTATTGCAAAAGCAAGCATCATTGATCCTAAAATAGGTACAGTGATAGGCAAAGCAATAGAAAATAAATTTGACGGTGACGAAGGTATGATCGAAGTCATGGTCGGTAGATTATAAGATAAATACAACACAGGATTAAAACAATGGCATCATACGTATATACAGCGAGTGGTTCAGCAACAGCATCAGCAAACATAGCAACTGATAAAGTCAGAATTGCGACTACGGCTTCACCAATTCAATATACTACCAGTTTCCCCAATGTTGCGTTAACTGGTACTGTAACTTGTGCTACGAACAGTAATGTAGTGACTGGATCAGGCACATTATTTTTATCACAGTTGAACGTAGGTGCTTGGATAGGAAATACAGCAGGTAGTACCGTAGGCATTGTAAAATCTATTGCTAACAATACAAGTCTAACATTGACTGCTAACGCCGCAGTAGCAATATCAGGTGGTACTGCACGATATAATCCATACGGTATCCCATATACTGTAGCAGATGCTAACTCAACAATCATTCCTGCAAATACTGTTCAAAATAGTATCATCGTGGGTCAAGGTAATGTAGTATCATTCTTAGACGTTGGCGGTAATGCAGAACCATTCAGTATTACTGAAATGGGTGCTCCTCATCCTAACACTGGCACGACTGGCGTTCTAGCAACTCCAGCAGCTGGTGGACCAACTACATAATAATCACGCAATAAAATAGTATTTTTTGATAAATATAGTATGTTCATGACGTTGTTGTTATGGACTTATGCGGTCCCCGCCGCGTACCGGCTAGAACCCGGCATTATAGGAGATAAAACAATGGGTCGTCCACTTAAAATCGCAAAAGCCCAAGCAGTTGTTACATTAACTGCTACAAACGGAACTACTGAAGTAGTTACAACAAACGCAAACTTTACTAACCTAGGTATCATTGCCGGCATGCCATTCATTCCAGCAAGTAACGTAGGTAATCTATTAGCCGGTACAACATACTGGATATTACAAGTATTGAACGCAGGTAATAACAGCACATTTACTGTTTCAGCAACAGAACTATCAGCAAACCCAACATACACTAAGTTCAACTTAGGTACCACTGCTGCACAATCTGTAGCACTATCAGTCGGTGTTGTTGATGCATATTTCAACAATCCAATCGGCGGTGCAGGATATCCAGCAACTAACGCTAACACATATGGTGTAGTTGGTGGTAACACTGCAATCTACGGTAGTCAAGTTCTTTCTAACGTAGCAATTGGTCAAAATGGTACAGGTACACTTTATGCTTCTGACGCAAGTAACGTTGTCGGTGGAGCAGGTACTGATTTAGCCAACATTGCAGCCGATTCAGTTATTCAATATGTCAACTCATCAGGTTCTTTAGTAACTTTAGGTTATGTTGATACTGCAACTGGTGTAACATCTGTAGCAGTTGCGAACACTAAAAACACTGGCAACTTCGTCAGAACAACTGGCAACGCACAAACATTGTTTGAAAATCTACCAGTTACATTTGACGCTAACTTAGGTGGTCTAGTTACAGGAACTACTTATTTCGTATTGTCAATTGCTAACACATCTGCATTTACTGTTTCTACAACAGTTGGTGGTGCAGAAGTTGACTTGTCAGATGCAACAGGTACACCTAATGCGCTACAAGATACTACACTTCTAACTAATGATGCAAGTGCTAACCTCGCTGGTTCAGCATATGTATATGCAACTCCAGAAGCAGGTTTCATTGTTCGTCAGAAGGGCAAGACAAAGTACTTAGTAACAGGTGCAACAACTGGTCTAACAGCACAATGTTTCACTGCTAACGTTGCCAATACAGCGTTGACTCCAAACACAATGACTATTACAGCAACTTATGCCAACACAGCAACAAGTAAGGTTTCATCATTGAATGATTATAATTCAGAGGTGTTCCCAGCACAAGTAGCAGCAGCATCATTAGTAGCAGGTACAGTATATACCATCTATAACGCAGGTAACACTAACTGGACAGCAGTTGGTGCATTTGCTAATATGACTGGTATTACATTTACTGCAACAGGTTCTGGTTCAGGTTCAGGTACAGCAGTTCTTGCAAATGTAAATCCTGATGTAATCGCATCATTCAACTCAGCAATCGTTGCGAACGCACAGGCATCTCTACCACCTGTAGTAACTATTACAAACAGTTAATAGGAAATAGAAAATGCCAGCAGCAGTTAGAAAGAAATTTGAACAAACTGTTACAGATGTAGCAGTGTTGCAGTTAGAAGTTCGTAACCTTCATGACAAGGTTGATGAACTTAAAACTGATGTAAAAGACCTGCATGATTGTTTGGATCGTAATATGGCTGAGACTAGAGAATTTTTAAAAGAATTCCAAGAAGGTCAAACCAAACAACATGAAGAATTAGCAGACAAAGTATCTAGTATTGAAAAGATAAAATGGATGCTAATGGGCGCAGCAGCAATACTGGGCGCTACAGGTGTTGAGGCAGTTCAAATGTTTCTAACAAGTTGATAATAGTCAATATGACTAGTAAAAACGGGGCTTTATGCCCCGTTTTTATTTTGTGAGAGTTGCTAGTTTTTCTTTAACGATGTCTATATTGATAGTGCTAAACAGTCCGGGATGCATGGGTTTAGGATGTTGCCCATCTCCTATCCAAGCATAACCTACATGTTCATCATTTAAATCAGGAACAAATTCCTCATCTACGGCGCAGAAAAAGGTATGATACGTAAAATTATTATTGACAAACTTTTGGATTGGTATTAATTTTGCATCTTGTGGGAAATATCCAATTTCTTCAAAGCATTCACGCTCTAAACCCTCTAATAACGTTTCATTTTTTTCTATTTTTCCCCCGGGCACTCCCCAAGAATAGTTTGCATCTGATCTTAGTAGATATAAAAACCGCGCAGTAGATTTACAATAGAAGAAAAGTCCTGCGGAAATATTTTTCATTCAATAATTTTAACAGTTGTGAAATTAAAGTACAATACTATAGTCGCCCTGATCGTACCAACCTTCATAAGATTTCATCCATTGCCCTTCTTGTTGTACATATCGGTATTGTATATTAGTCGTCAGATTGGTTACATACTGTACGGTTGTTGATTCGCTTGCATCAAAAGATACGGACCATGACATGGTCGCTGAACTAAATTGGATAATATCGTTTGCGCTTGCTACTAAATCGCCCCATGCAGCAGTTGGGCTACCTTCGCTACCTACATCTTCAACAATTAAATATCTGCGCCCATTGATAGGTCCTGGCAAACCGAAATTTGGACCTTGTGTGATTGGATTAATCACAGCATCTACAGGATCAAGGGTGTTTTGTGGTAATGTATCTTGGTCAATATCATATATTAAAATTCTATCATCTAACGGATCTTGTACGATAGTACCTACAATATCATCTTCCATGTAAGGGTTCTGTAACCAAATTTGACTAATGCCTGGTTTATACTTGCCATAAACGTTCAACAAACTTGTCCAATATAAATTAGTATTAGGAGGTACAGGTTCTTCTAAAGTAGAGTTAGATGGATTAAATGCTTCATTTGCAGGAAGTAACTGTAATCTATTACCTATCAATAATAATTTATATCCATATGGTGTTATCTTTTGTCTTGTTCCTAATAATAAATCTTCATCTTGTATATCTTGTAAAGCCTTGCCTTTGTAAATGCTTGCGATAATTTTGTGAACAACACCCATCTTTTTAAGTTTGCTGCTTGTGCTTATCCATATAGGTAAATAAAATTTCCAACTCATCACATCAATAGGATTATTATTGCCGATCGGAATGCTACGTGAACTAAAAGTTAATCCATCTTGATAAACTACAGTTAGTGAAGTCCAATCAACGAAATTGTCAGTGCTTTGAATTTCAAGGCTAGGATTGAATAGTGTACCTAACTGCTCAATCAATTCTAATTTTTGATTATAGTTTGTAGTCCAAAAATCTACTTGCATTCTTAATGTATAAGGAACTGGCATTAATCTTTCAATCGTAAATGCTTGTCCTTGCACTTCTTCAAATGTCTGTGTTTCTTGATTATACTGTCTCTGTCTTACGTTAAGCCTGTCAACAAAGAAAGGCTCTTGTGTTCTACGTTGATCATATTCTAATCCAGTAATAAAGTAAGTAATGATAGGCGCACTAGGTAATGTGCTAGCACTATTATTTGCAATTATTGTTGAGACTTGCCTGCTTTGATCACCATACATTACAGGTACACGAACAAGTATATCATTGCCATTAGGATCTTTACCTTTAGTTACATACCAGTTACTAAAGATTTTTGCAAACTGTATCAAGAATCTGCGTATTTGATTATCGTAAAAAAATTGTGCCATGAATCACTCTTATGGTTTAGGTGGTAAGTTATCTGGTGCTAACTCAAGTATACTTGATAATGGTTGAGCAGACGGTATTAACTTCTCTTCATTATTGCTATAAATTACTGCCTCATTATTTATGAATTGTGATAACTGTGATTTATCAGTCGCGGTCATACCTGTTTCTGTTCTTACATTAGTAGAAATACGTATCCACAATTTTCCGTCCCAGCGATATAAAATTTGTGGACTATAATCAATGCGTAAGAAGTAATCACCTACTTGTGGATTTTGCGGGAACGCTATACCAGCGCCGCTTGGTAAACCATTAGGTGCTGTGCCGTCACCTGATAGATAACCAGTTTCATAACCAAAACTTCTAGGAGTTGATCTAACTATATATTGGAATGCAGGATCGCAGTCTGCGCGCCAATCCATTTCAGTGCTTATAGTTCCAGTAAACCCTGGCTGTGTAGGATCAGCATCAGCAGTCGCATATGTATTATCAGCAGTACCATATGGGCCAGTGATCGGGCCCATTGATTTTACTGTGAGTATTTTATCTCCTTCAATAAATCTTCCGCCGGATTTACTTTCAGGAGGAGGTGTTTCTATAACTTCTAAATGTGTTTGCACAAACTTATCAAGTTTATCGGACAAGTCTGTGTCTGCTGTCATATCCCAAATATTCTTTAATGCTTCTTTAGATACTCTTAGACCTATGCTAGGATTTTTGTATTTGTAATTACGCATGTAAACAACTGTACCAACAGTTGTGCTTGGTGCCCCTCCGCTATAAGTTACTACGCTTATAGGAGGTGCTGGTTGATTTAGTCTACCAGACGGAACGTTATTATTTTCATATACACCGTATGTTGGTACGACATACATCTTGCTATTGTCGTATCCTGCTTTAGGTAATATTCTTTTTGCTTCATCAAGTTGCGCATTATTGATTTCAATATTTTTGTTATATGTAGCAAGTATATCTTTAAGATTCTGATTAGGATCAAGTTCCCAATATGTAGGATTAGGAGGCTTTATGCCTGCAGGTACTTCAATCTTGCTGATATAGTTTTTGTCACCAAAACTTATAACATAGCCAGGTGGGTATACTTTGTTCGCGTCCCAATCTCCGAGATAATTGTCAGTATTGATTGGCTCTTTAAGTATATTGCTAAACTCTTGACTATCAATCAGTGGTTCGCATTTGATACGCCACAAGTGTGGATACCATGTCTGACTAAATCCTTCACTTGCGAAGTTTGCATCTGTGATCTGATAGAAACGTTTCAATGCTACTGGTATAGTTTCTTTCAATGGGTTGTAATCAAGCAAGTGTGGTAGTTCTAACACATCTCCAACCATGAGTTTTCGTCCGATAATATCAATCATGTCGTTGTAATGTACGACAATAAAAATAATATCATTGTTTAAAAATAAACCAAACTGGCTTAAATCAAAATCTAAATTCTGTACATTGTATTGCCCACGTAGCCTGTAAATATTAGGATCATACTTTCTATCACGATTTTCCAAAAATAGTAAATCTTGTATCTGTGTAGGGTCTGGTGAAATGTATTGTGGTTGTGTATAGTCCGGACTAGGTGTCTGTGCTTCAGGGCCTAAATACTTGTGTATGTATAAATCTGTCCCGCCCACAGTTAGTGTTTCGGATATCGTTCTATCCAAGTATCTGTAATCATTCTGTTTGGTAGGGCTATATAGCGACAGTTTGGGCATAGTAGTATTTAGTATAAAAATCAATGACTTACAAAGGTATTGACTTTAGCCCTGTTTTAGCGTAAAATATATAAATTAGTGAAACAACGGAGTTGTCATGGTAAAGCACAAAGTAGAAATCAGAGAGTTGAAGCCTAAGGACTTTGACTTGAAGCACATTGGTCCCGAACCCAGTTTCAATGCTGATCTGGTTGCGACTGATTGGGAACTCGCTAAGGCGTTCAATTGGTATAATCACTTTTACGATAACAAGGACGCTAAAGAATTCATTGCCCAATATCTAGATGTTGCGGGCAAGCAACAAGTTGCTAAAAGCATACGCCGTGTCAATGATAGACACATTAAGACCACTTATGGTTGGCTTGCGCGTTGTATTCTGAGGGGAAGTGTAGTGTCAAACGACACTTTGAACAAACTTCAGAGTGAGGTTGATCGTCTTGTGTCATTCACAACGGTAGATACCTCTGACGATGAAGCCCCTACTAGCAATCGCCCCAACGTGCAGGAGATCATGCGTGAGCGTACTCAGCAAGTTGGTGGTGAACTTGAGGGCTTGTGGGATGATTATCTGAAATCTGGTGCTGGTAAGGAAGGCATCAAGGCAATGGACTTGTTGTCTCAGCGCAACATTCTACCGCAGCATGTACCTATGTTGGTTAGTGCGTGGGAAGGCAAACTCTATGAGTATGAAGAGGTCCTTGCAGGTAAGGACGAGCAGTTGAATGAAGCCTATGAGCGTTTTGGTAAGGTTCAATTGAAGAACATTATCAATACTATTCAGACTGTCATCGCCGATCTCAATGCGTATATCAATCTCAAGAAGGCAGGTAAGAAGCCACGTGCTAAGAAGCCCGTGCCGGTCGAGAAGATCGTCAAGCGTCTCAAGTATCTCAAAAACTTCAAGTTGGAGAAACTTGAACTTGAGAGTGTGAGCCCGACTAAACTACATAACTGTAGCGAGGCTTGGGTCTACGACACTAAGAAGCGCAAACTGCATCACTATGTCGCAGATGAGTATGCTAAGAGCCTTAGCGTCAAGGGCAACACTGTAGTTGGTTTCTGTACTAAGGAATCAGAAATCAAAACTCTACGTAAGCCCGAACAGCAAATCAAGGAAGTGATGGGTAGCAAGCCGGCTGCACGTAAATTCTTTGATAGTATCAAGGCAGTTGGTGCTAAGCCTAACGGACGATTCAATGCTAACATGATCATCTTGCGGGCATTCTAAAAGATATGTATGACATAAGTATTTCAGGACATATGACTGAGCCAGAACTTAAAATTATTGAGTCCTGGTCTCAGTCAGTTCCGAAAAACGGAGTCATCGTTGAATTAGGATCTCATCAAGGCAGGTCTGCTTATTGTTGGTCAAAATCTTGTGACCCAAGTGTGAAGATTTATTGTATAGACAAATTTGAAAACGAAAAAATACCTAACATTTACGAAAACTTTAAAAGAAATACAAAAGATTGTGACAACATTATTGTGTTAAAAGGAGTTAGCCCTAAAAATATAAATTATCCCGGTGATTCAATTGATATATTTTTTATGGATGCTGCTCATACTAACCCTAACGACATTCAAAATTTTAATCATTTCCAAAAATTTTTTAAAAAAAGTTTCATGTTATGTGGGCATGATTACCATAAAAGTTTTCCTGACGTGATAGAAAATGTAAAATATTTTTCGTCCTTGTATAATAAAGAGGTACAGTTGTATCAGGGCACAAGTTTGTGGTCAATTAAAGTTTAAAAAACTATTAGAGGTGAATAATGAAAGGTGAGTTTAATCCAATCGAGGCACGTATGCAAACTATGATGACGGTTATTGATACCGCAATTCTATCTACTAATGATAGAAATGATCAACTCATGTTGGCATGCGCTATGCTACAACGTACAAGAGAAATCTTTGATGCTACGTTGGGTCCAAATGGTCGTAAAGAAATGTTTAAGGATTTAGTATGAGCCAGGTAGATTTAAACAAATATAAGCAGTTTGTAGAGGCAGTCACTAGCAAGCCTAGTCAGGACCTTACTGAGTTTATGGATAGGTTAGATCGTATTGATGCTAATTATGAAAGTTATGGTCCGGACGGTGAGTACATGCATGGACCAGATATCAATGTACCACTATTGCTTTGTGGTGCTATCGGTCTTGGTAGCGAGACAGGCGAGTTCCAAGAGATCGTAAAAAAGGTCGTGTTTCAGGGTAAGCCGCTCAATGAAGAAGCACACTTTCATATGAAGCGTGAATTGGGCGATATCATGTGGTACTGGATCAATGCTTGTCGTGCATTGGGCTTTGACCCCAATGACGTAGTAGCAGAGAACGTGAAGAAACTTGAAGCACGTTATCCGGGCGGCAAGTTTGACGTTTACTATAGCGAAAATCGCAAAGCAAACGATCTTTAATTTGAATATTATTCCCGATAAATAATACATTATCGGGAATTTTTATGGCTAACGATCCACTTTCAGTACCTACTAATCTTTCTTTACAAGAATTGAAAGAGCAGATGTTTAATAACTTAAGATTACGTTTAGGTGGTGATATAATTGACCTTGAATTAGATCCTCAGCACTACGAAGCATCTTACGATTATGCTTTAAAAGTTTACCGTCAACGTGCGCAGAATGCGAATATAGAAAGTTATACTTTGATGACGATCATTAAAAACGTAGACACATATACCTTACCTAGCGAGTTTATAAACGTTCGTGCTATATTCCGTAGAACAGTAGGTCTAGAGACTGGCCCTAGCAGCACAAGTTTTGACCCATTCAGTAGTGCTATTCTCAACACATATTTGTTAAACTACAACTATACAGGTGGTATGGCTACATACGATTTCTATGCAGGCTATGTAGAACTAGCAGCACGTATGTTCGGTGGTTATGTAACTTATACATTTAACCCTGTTACCAAAATATTAAAGGTCGTGCGCGACTTTAAAGGTACAGGTGAGCGTGTATTAATTTGGGCGGACGTGCAGAGACCAGAAATTGAATTATTACAGGATCCGGGTATAGGTGTCTGGTTAAATGACTTTATTTTTTCTCAACTTAAAATGATTATCGGTGAAGCGCGTGAAAAATTTGCTACGATAGCAGGTCCGGGCGGTGGAACATCATTAAATGGTACAGCACTGAAAGCAGAAGGCAAAGCAGATATGGAAAGATTGCTTGAAGATTTACGCCGATACCAAGATTATAGCCAGCCCTTAACTTGGATACAGGGTTGATTTTACTACAAATTATTGTTATACTTTTTATATGATAGTAGGTGTAGCAGGCTTTATAGGAAGCGGCAAAGATACCATTGCCGACTATTTGATCACGTTCAAGGGATTTAGGCGTATGAGTTATGCTGAACCCCTAAAGGATGCTATCGCAAGTATTTTTGGCTGGGAACGTGAATTACTTGAGGGTACTACAAAGTATAGCCGTGAATGGCGTGATACTATAGATACTTGGTGGGCAGAAAGATTAAGCATCCCACATCTAACTCCTAGATGGGTACTACAACAGTGGGGAACAGAAGTAGGGCGTAGGGCATTCCATGATGATATATGGATCGCAAGTATTGAAAATAAACTGCGTAGTGTCAAAGATGACATAGTGATAAGTGATTGTCGTTTTCCTAATGAGTTAAAAAGCATTAAACGTGCAGGTGGTATAACGATACGTGTTTCACGGGGTACTAATCCTGATTGGTATGATAGTGCTGTAGCCTTAAATAAGGGTTATTATACAGAGGGTTATCTAGAAGCCAGAAAAGTTTTAGACAATCTTGGAGTCCATGCTAGTGAATATAGCAGCGTTGGGTTAGATTATGATTATTACGTTGAGAACAATGGTACTATAGATGAACTTCATCGTAATGTAGATTTAATAATCAACAGTTAAGTCTCCTCGCTTCCAAGTTACTTCTTTACGTTTAACAATCTCTACGCAATTCAAACAGATTGTTCTTAAATTGTTGTGTTTTGAATTCTTAAGATTTCCGTCTATATGGAAAACTGTCATTTGAGTATTATATAAAGCCTTAAATCCACAGTTATCACAGACTGTTTTCTTTTTATAGCCTGCTTTTTCCCAATTTTTTTGTTTAGGCTTAACCTTAGGCTTTTTACTGCCGCATTCGTCACATATGCTCCTATAGTGACGAACATCGTTTTTTATATAGTTAACAGCACAAAAGTTCTTGTTACATTGCTTACAGATAGGTCTCACGTTGTATTTACTTAAAAACCTTTGAAGGTTTGCTAAAGTGCGCTTTTTTGCCAATTATTATAAATAATATTAAGCAACAGGGTAGTTACCCTCAAAATATAACGTAGGAATAAAAAAATGCCAACACTAATTTCACCGGGCGTATCAGTCACAGTTATTGATCAAAGTCAATATCTACCAGCCACAACAGGTTCAGTTCCCCTAGTAGTATTTGCTACTGCTTCAAACAAAGTAAGCGGTACAGACACTTCAGTAGCGGTAATGACCACTTCAGCGAATGCTGGAAAACTTAAAGAAGTCACAAGTCAACGCGACTTAGTAACTCTTTACGGTAATCCAATTTTCTACACAGACAATGGTACACCACTTCAAGGTTATGAACTAAACGAATATGGTCTATTTGCAGCATATTCTGCACTAGGTGCATCTAATCGTGTTTATTGCTTAAGAGCAGACATTGACTTAGCAAGCCTAGAAGGTTCAGCAACAAGACCAACAAGTCCAGTGGCTAACGGTTCATATTGGTTAGATACATCAGCAACAGACTGGGGCATTTATGAATTTAATGCAACTACAGGTAGTTTTTCACTAGTTGAACCTATCGTTATAATTGATAGTTCAAATATTAGTAATGGTTATCCTTTACAAACACTAGGTCAAATCGGTAGTTATGCTGTCAACGCACTTCAACTACCAGATACACCAAACACAGTGTTTCAATTTTTCTATAAGAATTATTTAAACACATGGGTAGCATTAGGATCAGCAGCATGGCGCATGAGTTTACCTGCTGTAGTAGGTACTGCTTCACCTGATACATTGACAGCAGGTAATACATTTACTATCACGATACCTGGTGGCGGTGCCGACACTACTACAACAATCACTGTTCCTGCAGGACCAAATAACACAGTGGCAAAAGTAAAAGATGCTATAAACAACTTAGGTTATAAAGATTTAAGTGCAAGTGTTAACTCAGCAGGCAGATTACAAATTTATAGTTATGATGGTATGGTAATAGCAGCCGGTACAGGCACAGTATTAGCCGATCTAGGTATCGAAGCAGGAGAATATAATTCTCCAGCATTCGAATACGGCACTGCTGCTCAACAACCATTATGGCAACAGGGTCAGGACGTACCTCGCCCAAGTGGCTCAATATGGATGAAGGTTGGTAATTCAGGCAATGGCTTCAACCCAAGAATGTTAGTATTCAATAGTACTACAGGTTTATGGACATCAAGAAATGTAAATCTAGCACTAAATGATACACAGGCTACTAATGATCTTGATCCAACAGGAGGAAAAGCAATACCTGCTGGAACTCTATACGCTCAATATGATTCTGTAGATGTCACAGGTCCAATCTATTATTGGAGACGTTTAACAACCGGTCAAACTGTTGTGACTGGTTCAGTTATAAATCCTGAATTCAACAGCGGACCTTACTATTTGACAGTATATACATCACAAGCGAACTCAACATCATATCTAGGTCCTTATACAGTGACAATTAATGATAATTCAACTGTAGCGGACGTAGCAGATGCTTGGACTACTGCTGCTATACCTTATACTATAGCATCAGTTTCAACTGATGGTGCACTACAACTCACACATACACTAGGTGGCGAAATCAAAATAAGCGATACAGTTTATGCGACTGGTATATCAAATGGTTTCTTAGCAACAGCAGGACTAGTTGCAGGAGATGATGAAGGAGTCAAATTTGACGGCGTCAAGGGTCGCCAGATCACTACTGCTGCACAAACAAGCACAACTGGTGCAGGGTCCGGATTGACTTTAAGTGTATCTATGTCAGGTAGTCAACTACAATATGTGATTGATGCAATTGCTTCTGCAGGCTCTGGCTATGCAGTGGGAGACATAGTATCATGGGACGGTGACAGTGTAGGATTAGGCGGTTCAAGTCCTGATAATGACTTTGCTGTAGAAGTTACAGCAGTTAATGGATCAGGCGGCGTACTTAAAGTAGTATTATCAAACACTGCTACAAATGCTCCTAATTATACATTCTATACACTATTAAGTAACTGGGTAGAATTTACATATGAAGCAAACGATAGTGCTCCAGTAAATCCTCCAGCACAAAATCAAAATTGGTTCTATTCACAAATCACTAACCAAGTTGATATCATGGTTAAAACTTCAACAGGTTGGACAGGTTATAAGAATGTACCTGACTTTGATTCAAATGGTTTCCCACTACCAAGCGGTAGCAACGAAACTGATCCAAATGGACCACAATTCAGTGCTTCAGCACCAACTACTCAAAGCGATGGCACCGAATTAGTGTATGGTGACTTGTGGATTGACACAAGCGATCTTGACAATTATCCATTAATAAATCGTTGGCAATCAATCAATGGTGAAGATCAGTGGGTACTAATTGATAATTCAGATAATACCAGCGGCTCAGGTGTATTGTTCCAAGATGCACGTTGGAGCGGCACTGGTGCAGTTGATCCAATTGAAGATCCTATCCCAACAACTAAATCAATGCTAACAAGCGACTATACTGATTTAGATTGTCCAGATCCAGGATTATCACCAACAGGTATTTTGTTATTCAATACACGCCGTAGCGGTAACAACGTAAAACAATATAAATCAAATTATTTTACAGTTTCAGCATATGGCGATTTAGTTGATGTATACAGCAATTCTGCAAATTATGTTCCTGGAGACAGAGTGTTATTTTCACAGACATTTTATGTCTGTATAAAAGCAACTACAGGAAATGATCCAGACGATACAACATATTGGTTGCCGATGGCTACTGGAACTTGGTACAGCGTATCAGGCTTACAATCAAACGGCGCACCTTATATGGGTCGTAAGGCTCAAAGAAATATGGTAGTAGAAGCATTGAATTCTGTGATAGCAAGCAATACTGCAATACGTGACGAAGATAACTTCTTCAACTTGATTGCTACACCAAATTATCCAGAATGTCAAGCAGCCATGATTGAACTCAATCAGGCACGCAACGATACAGGATATATCATAGGTGATACTCCATTGCGTCTACCAGAAGATGCTACAGCCATCAGAGAATGGGCAACAAACGCTGCTGGTGTATCAAGCACAGGTGAAGATGGATTAGTAAATCGTAATGAATACATGGGTCTATTCTACCCAAGCGGTACAGCAGTTGACCTAAGTGGTAACAACGTTGTCGTACCGGCTTCATTTATGATGTTGCGTACATTCTTACGTAATGACACGATTGCTTATCCTTGGTTCGCAGCAGCAGGTACATTGAGAGGTCAGATAGGCAATGCAACAAGTATCGGTTACTTAGATGCAGCAACAGGCGAATTCGTAGCAACTAAAACACGTATAGGTATACGTGATGTTTGTTATGAAAATCAAATCAATCCACTAGTGTTCTTTACTGGTAACGGTTTGTTAAACTTTGGTAACAAGAATTCATTGGATACTCAAAGCGCACTAGACCGTACAAATGTCTCAAGACTCGTGGCTTATATTCGTCGTCAATTGACTATAGCAGGAAGACCTTTCGTGTTTGAACCAAATGACGCCATTACAAGAGCAGGTATAGCAGGCGTAGTTCAGTCACTAATGATTGATCTTGTTGCGAAGAGAGGTTTATATGATTACCTAGTAGTCTGTGATGAGTCAAACAATACTCCAGAAAGAATAGATCGTAATGAGTTATGGGTAGACGTTGCAATTGAGCCTGTGAAGGCAGCAGAGTTTATCTACATCCCAGTACGTATATTGAATACAGGTGAAATAGGAAATCAAGCGTAAGAATATTGAGGCTCAGGTAATGAGCCTCAATTAAGATAAATAATATTATATTAGGAGATTTTACAAATGGCAACAGCCTCACAATCATTGTTTAACATGACAGTCGCTGGTGACAACGCAGGTGGTAACCAGGGCTTACTCATGCCTAAACTACAATATCGCTTTAGAGTTAACTTCATTAATTTTGGAGTTGACACAACAGGTGGTTTGTCATTAACTAAGCAAGTTGTTGATATCAACAGACCAACTGTACAATGGCAAGAAATTCCCCTACAAATTTACAACTCAGTTGTAAAAATTGCAGGCAAGCATTCATGGACTGATATCACAACTACTATCCGTGATGATGCAACTGGTTCTGTTTCTAAGGCTGTTGGACAACAATTACAGAAGCAAGTAGATTTCGTTGAGCAATCATCTGCTGCTGCTGGTCAAGATTATAAGTTTCAAACTAACATTGAAATTCTTGATGGTGGTAACGGTACACAAGTTCCTGCAGTTCTTGAAACATGGGAACTATATGGTTGCTGGTTAAAGACAGCAAACTATCAACAATTGAATTATGGTCAAAGCGATGCAGTAACAATTCAGTTAACTATTTGCTACGATAACGCAATTCAATCACCATTAACAAGCGGTGTTGGTCAAGATATTGGAAGAATCTTATCTGGTACTTCAACAACTGGTATAGGATCGTAAGTTTAGGAGCCTACAATGGCTAAAGGTTATTGGGCCCAGCAACTACAAAGTGCTGCCGGTGCGTTCTTCGGTACTCCGCAAGCGCCCGGCGGCATGTATTTTAAAGATTTCCGTCATGCTAGTAAGACGTTCGTCAGTGACAGTTACGCACTAGCACCTAAATATAAATTTTTATTTCACGTTGAGTTCGGTATTAATACTGAAAGCGTACAACCTTTCTGGGGAACTGAACAACCCAATTTCGGATTACTTGTAAAAGACGTTAGACTTCCTTCCTATAGATTCAATACAACAATTTTAAATCAATATAATAGAAAACGTTTAGCACAGTCAAAGATTAATTACGAACCTGTAGAAATAAATTTTCATGATGATAACTCAAA